GTTGGTCGTTTGAGAAAGCGTTTTGCTCAAATGTTCAATGATATGTTGAGAACTCAACTGATTCTTAAGAACATTATTACTCCCGAAGATTGGGAGACGATGAAGGATCATATTCAATATGACTTCCTGTATGATAACCAGTTTGCAGAACTCAAAGAATCTGAAATGATTCAAAATCGTTTGGGTATTCTCGCACAGATTGAACCATACATTGGTAAGTTCTACTCTACAGAATATGTTCGTAAGAGAGTCTTACGTCAAAGTGATTCTGAAATCATTGAGATTGATGCACAGATTGATGATGAAATTGAGAAGGGCATCATTCCTGATCCAAATGGTATGGATCCAATTACTGGAGAACCTTTACCACAAGAGGGTGAAATGTTACCAGGTGAAGGAAATGGTATGGAAGGAATGGGTGCTGACGCAATGGGAATGGGTGATATTCCTATGGATCCCAATGAGGGAGCAGTGGATGCTGAACTAGAAAAAGACAGCAAAAAGGCTGAGATATAAATAGATCATATAATAACACACCTTTTTTATGGAAAATATTATCGATTTGATTGCTAGTGATGCTTCTGCTTCAGAAGTAACTGATACTATTAAGAACCATCTTTACGCCAAAGCGGCACAAAGAGTTGAGATGGGAAGACCTGAGGTAGCAGCAACTATGTTTGCTGAACCTGAGGTTGAAACTGAAGTTGAACCCGATCAAGAACCACAAGAGGATCAAGAATAATGGGAAGAATTTTACCATTAGGAACTGAAATCACAGTACCAAACGCTGTTGGTACTGCTAGTAGTTTTAGTGAAGCAACTGTTGTTCGTCTTGCTAATCCCGGTACATCCGATTTAGTCATCACAGTTCAAGAAACTGCTGGTGGTACTACTGTCGGAACGTTTACACTTTTAGCAAACACAACTGAGTTGTTAGAAAAGAAACCAACACACGTAGTTTCTGTTGCATCAGGAACTGATGTGTTAGGTGCAAAAGTAGGATTTACCGCATAAAACAATGAAACTTATCACCGAAGAGATTTCACAAGTAGAAATCATCACCGAAGGCAGAGGCGCTAATAAGAAGTTGTACATTGAAGGTGTATTCCTCCAAGGCGAACTGAAGAATCGTAATGGAAGAATGTATCCTATCCAAACTCTCGCAAGAGAAGTTGGTCGTTACAACGAAAACTTTGTACAGAAAGGTCGTGCCCTTGGTGAACTGGGTCACCCTGATGGTCCTACTGTGAATCTTGATAGAGTTTCACACAAAATTACCTCACTTGTTCAAGAAGGTAATAACTTTAGAGGAAAGGCACAAATCCTTTCTACTCCTATGGGTAAGATTGCATCTTCACTTCTCGATGAAGGTGTAAAACTTGGCGTTTCTTCTCGTGGTGTTGGTTCACTCCAAACCACCAGTGAAGGATGTAAGATTGTTGGTGAAGACTTCCAGTTAGCAACTGCTGCTGATATCGTCGCTGACCCTTCTGCTCCTGATGCTTTTGTTAATGGAATTATGGAAGGAAGAGAGTGGGTATGGGAAGGAGGAATCCTTCGCGAGCAACTCGCTACTCAAACCAAGAATAGGATTAATACCCTCGTTGACCAAAAAGCACTTGAGGAGAACAAACTCCAGCTGTGGAGTGATTTCCTCTCAAATCTTTAATTTATAAATAAATATAGATTAATACAAAATAATCGAAAATGTCCGTTGGTAGCAATTTACAAGAAATGGAAAACGTAGTAACCAAAGGAGCTGCTAAAGCTGAGCCAATGCCTTCTTCTGGTGTACCAGTTGAAGATCTCGGCGGTCCCTCTCCTGAAAACTATCGTCCCGATGACGATAGCGCAAAACTCAAAGAACCTGGTGCAACTCTGAAGCAGGTCAGAGATGTAGTCAATGCTAAAGCTGCAAAAGCAGAAGCAGTATCTGACGAAATCGAAGACGGTCAAGAGATTGTTAACGAGGAAGAGGCAGAAGAAGAGACCACAGAGGTCGTCGCTGAATCAGAAGCGGAAACTACTGAAGAAGTAGTTACCGAAGAAGAGGAAACCGTTGAGTACTCAGTTGAGGAAGACGTTGCTGCTCTCTTGAGCGGTGAAGAGCTTTCTGAAGAGTTCCAGGAAAAAGCGAAAACCATCTTCGAATCTGCTATCAAAGCAAAAATTGGCGAAATCAAGGAAGAACTCGCCAAGTCATACGAGCAAGCACTCGTAGAAGAAATCCAGTCTATCAGAGAAGGATTGACCGAGCGTGTCGATTCCTATCTGGAGTACGTTGCTGATGAGTGGCTCCAAGAGAACCAACTCGCAGTTGAGCAAGGACTCAAGACTGAAATGACCGAATCGTTCCTCACCGGAATGAAGAGTCTTTTTGAAGATCATTATGTAACCATCCCTGAAGATAAGTATGATGTAATCGAGAGTATGGTAGATAAACTTGATGAAATGGAGAATAAACTCAACGAGCAAATTGATCGCAATGTTGCTCTCAATCGTAGATTAGCCGAGTCCTCTTCTGACGTTATTTTCGCAGAAGTAACTGAAGGTCTTGCACTTTCACAAAAGGACAAACTCGCTTCTCTTGCCGAAAATGTTGAGTTTGAGAGTGAAGCAGACTATCGTGAGAAGCTTGTAACCTTGAGGAAGTCTTACTTCCCTGAGCAAACCAGCGCTCCAAGAGACCATACAGAAACAATCTCTGAAGGAACAGAAGCGGTTGAGCAGACTTCTGTCTCACCCCTTATGGAATCCTACATGGATACTCTGAGAAGAGTCTCTAAAAAGTGATTTCAATATCATAAGTCAAACTAACTTTTTTATAACAAGGTAAAAACAAATGCAGATGTACAACCAAGAGTATCTGCAGGAGAAGTGGGCACCTTTACTCGACTATGATGGAATGGATCCTATTAAGGATTCCCACCGTAGAATGGTTACCGCAGTTCTCCTGGAGAACCAAGAAAAAGCACTTCGTGAAGAGAAGGAATTCCTCTCCGAAGCAGCACCTACCAACTCTGTTGGTGCAACCGGTTATCAATCCGGTGGTGGTCAAACCGTTGCTGGTTTCGACCCTGTTCTGATCTCCCTGATCAGACGCTCAATGCCTAACCTGGTCGCTTATGACCTCGCAGGCGTTCAGCCAATGAACGGTCCTACTGGACTGATCTTCGCTATGCGTTCCCGTTACGCTACTCAAGACGGCACCGAAGCGCTGTTCAACGAAGCAAATACTGCATTCGCTGGTCAGAACAACAGCGGCGACCTCACCAACGGTTTCACTGGTGGTTCGGTTGGTTTCGGTACAACTGGTGGTACTGGACTTACAGACGCTAGCAACCCTGCAGCATTGAACCCAGAAGGTTCACAGACTGCAACCACATATCCTGTTGGTCAGGGTATGCGTACAGACGACGCTGAAGCACTTGGCGACGCAACGGATAATGCCTTCAATGAGATGGCATTCTCGATCGAGAAGGTCACCGTTACTGCGAAGTCCAGAGCGCTGAAAGCTGAGTACTCATTAGAACTCGCACAAGACCTCAAGGCAATCCACGGTCTGAACGCTGAAGCGGAACTCGCCAACATTCTCTCCACTGAGATCCTGGCTGAGATCAACCGTGAAGTTATCAGAACCATCTACAAGGTTGCTGAGTCTGGTGCACAAGTCAACACCGCAACCGGCGGTGCATTCGACCTCGACGTTGACTCCAACGGTCGCTGGTCTGTTGAGAAGTTCAAGGGTCTGATCTTCCAGATCGAGAGAGATGCAAACCGCATCGCCCAGAGAACTCGTCGTGGAAAGGGCAACATGATCCTCTGCTCCGCAGACGTTGCTTCCGCACTGACCATGGCTGGTGTACTCGATTACACCCCTGCTCTCAACGCTAACCTCAACGTTGACGACACCGGCAACACCTTCGCTGGCGTTCTCAACGGCAAGTACAGAGTTTACATCGATCCTTATTCTGCAAACTCTGCTGCTGATCAGTACTATGTTGTCGGTTACAAAGGTTCTTCACCTTACGACGCAGGTCTGTTCTACTGCCCATACGTTCCTCTCCAAATGGTTCGCGCCGTTGGTCAGGACACCTTCCAACCAAAAATTGGATTCAAGACTCGCTACGGTATCGTTGCAAACCCCTTCTCACAAGGAACCACCACGATCACCTCACCTGGTCTTACCGCGAACTCCAACCGCTACTACCAGCGCGTCAAGGTTCAAAACCTCATGTGATATCAGTCACACATTTCTCGGGGGTCTTCGGACCCCCTTTTTTATTGTCTATTAACATAAATATATGAAAAGCAGTAAACCACTGTACCGAGAATCACACCTACAAAAACAGAGCGACCACTGCGCATACTTGTGGAAGAATTGGTATAACTATCAATTTGGTTTGAAAGATGAAGAAAAGGCAAAAGAATATAGAGAACTTTGGGGAAAATGCGTAGAGAAGCACACTGAGATGTGTGAACTTGAGCTTGAGACGAACCCAATATATAATATGCGACCTATAGTAGATAAATAAAACTAAACGCTTGTAACAATGAAACCAACTCCTAGAGAAACTCAAGAAGCGCATCAGCACTATGAAAAAGTTGTTGAGCATCTGATCTCAGAAGGTTATGCTGAAGACAAAGATGCTGCCGATAGAATTATTAGTGGTATGAGCGAAACCTGGTATAGTCTGATTGTTGACTGATAATGAGCAGCGCATTTGCAAACCAGATACAGAATAGGAACTTTTTATCTCCATCTGGATTTAAGTTCAAAATATCCAAGACTCCAAAGGTAGATTTCTATTGCACAACAGCAAGGATTCCAGAAATCACAATGGAAACTGTTGTTGAACCATACTACCTGAAGAACTTGGATGTTCCTGGTGAAAAGGTTGCATATGGTGACTTGACTTTGAATTTCCTTGTTGATGAAAACATGGAAAACTATATGGCGATTCACAACTGGATCACACAGTTAGGATATCCAGAGAGCACTGAAAACTTCAAAGACTTGGTAACAGAAGTGGATGGAACCAGGGAAATGATGAATCAGTTCAGTGATGCATCTCTGTTTATCTTGAACAGTAACTATAGAACACAGTCAATTCTCAAGTTCAAGGATGTATTTCCATATTCCTTGACATCCTTGGATTTTGATAGTACAGTAAGTGATGTACAGTACTTCACTGCCCAAGCATCCTTTAAATATACAATCTACAATATTGTGGGAGCAGACGGTAGAACACCTTTATGATCGATCTTGAAAAACTTCAGGAGATGTGGGAGCGCGATGCAGTCATTGATCCTGATAATTTACATAATGAATCTCTAAAAGCTTCAGAACTACACTCAAAATACTATACAATTTACAATACAATTTCCCTCTTGAGAGAGAAAGCAAGAGGGAGTTACAGTAGTGTAAAGTTGGAAAGGTATAACTATTATACAGGAAAAGCACCTGCAGAGGTCTATGTACAAGATCCTTTCCCGTATAAAGTTAGAGAAAAAGATGCTATTCAGAGATATCTGGATGCAGATCAGAAGTTAAACAATATTGATTTAAAAATCAAATACTACGATACACAATTAAAGTTCTTAGAGGAAATAATCAGAAGTATCTCTCAAAGAACTTTTCAGATTAAAAACGCCATTGAATGGCAGAAGTTTCAAGCAGGATTCTAATGAACCCCGAAGAACAGTACGATTACACAGTAGATTTGCGAATAGAAGATATTCGTACTCTACATTATTGTGTCCAAGAAGCAATAAGAACCTGGCCAGGTGCTCCAGCAAGACCATACGATGAGCAAGAGCATATGTGGTATTTGAGAGATAACCTGTATAGAATGATGTTGGATTATATGTTTGATAAAGGGTGATGAATTACGAATACGAAAACGAATGGGATGAGCAGGCAGATGTTCCTTATGTTCAGATGGAACTAGATATTCGTGATGTTCATCAGTTGTATAAAGC